CGCCACAACGCCACAGAACGCCAGAGCCATCGCAATGCAAATCCTTCGCATATCGTCCGTCCTTTCGACTAGGGAAAGCCGCTCCGTGCGGCACTGCTTCCACCGTAGCGAGCGTGTCAAGTAAACAGCGGGCCTGCACCTGCCTCGACGGCTGCGATGCGAGCCTTGGCGACTTGCACGTAATCATCATGCTGCTCAATGCCAATAAACTCCGCGCCGCGACGCACTGCTGCGATCCCCATAGTTCCGGCACCGCAAAACGGATCAAGCACGACGCCTCCTTCTGGCGTTAGGTATCGCGTCCACCAGTCTGCAAGTGGCAATGGAGTTCCGGCTCCATGCCCGTGCGATCCAGAGCTGTTTGACGAGTCGCTATTTCCGCACACGACAAGATTGAACGGAGTACAACCACCACGCTCACGGAAAGCAGAGAGCGCACGACCGTGCCGCATGCTCAATCCACTTGGACCGTAGCCAAGATCAAGTCTGTCAACACGCTTGTCGTTCTTGGTCGCCTCGCTTGGCGTCACAAGCACGGCGTCTTGGTTTCTGTAACATCCAGGCGGACCAAGCCACACGCACGCTTTCATACTTGGTCGCATTAGCCCTCTTTTTCGATGGCAGTGCACTGTCGGTGGCGTGCAGTGATTCCACCACCATGCGTCCTGCACCATGTTCCACTCACGCGACCACTTCGCCATGAACTCAAAAAGCCACGGGCGCATGCGCCCAACCTTTTCACTATTGGGCTGAAGGATGAACACGGCGCTGCCGTGCGGCTTCAAGATTCGCCGGACTTCCGACACCACGCCGTCCATCAGCCTGTGCCATTCCGGCTCAGTAAGGCGACCATACGGGCGGTTTATTTCGGCGTAAGGCGGGTCTGTAACGACTGCGTCAACGCTCTCTGCCGGAAGCGTGCGAAGCACTTCCAGGCAGTCACCGTGGTGGATGTTCCATGACATGCACGCAACATCGCAGACGTGTCAACTCAATCCGTGGAAGCGATACCCATCCCACGAGTAGCGAGGCAAACTGATTCGCTCGCCCTTCGGCTCCGGTGGACCGGGTCGCCGTGCTCTGCACTCAGCCGCACGCTCTGCGATCTGCTCTGGCGTCGGGTCGTCTTCAAGGATTTCCCTAGTCGATCGCTGCCTGTCTGCCAGCTTGTGCCGTACCTTCAGGTGATGAACGAACGATTCGGAGCAGCCGAGGGCGGCGGCGATCTCCAAGTAGGAGTCGCCGCGCGCCCACAACTCGTGCAGCTTCACCGCACAGTATTCAATCTTGCGTGTTGGCATCGTCACTCCGCAGCCAACGGCATGATCACGCCCGTGTTGTCACCGCACCGCAGAATCACAGCCGACTGTGCGTCCACGGCTTCGACTTCGACTTCCGGCTCGGCTTCGCTGTCGATGCCGCCAAGCCACTGCTGGACGAAAAGCGGGTCCAGCTTGACCGTCGCCTTGTCGCCGGCTTCCACGACGTCACAGGTGACGCTCGATTCGCCTTTCTCGCTGCTCTGCCCGTGCAGCCAGATGCCGTCGCCAGAGAAGACGAACTGCACGCCCCTGCTCTCGTCGCTGGTGCAAATCGCAGCCGCACGGGTTGCCGACAGCAGATCCGCACGACTGACCGTCGTTGCCTTGGCGTCACGTTCCGGCAGCGTGTCACGCCAGCGAGGGTAGCGACCGTCGAGCAAGCGAGCCTTCACAGTCACGTTGCCAACCGTGGCGACGATTTCCTTGCCCGTCGTCTCCAGCTGCACGCTGGCATCACCCGCTGACGCAGCCAGCCGGGCGATGATTGCCATCGCACGAGCCGGGACGAGCGTCTGCGAGTCATCGACCGCCAGGTCGTGCTCACACGTCACGCACGAGAGCCTGCGACCGTCTGTGGCGACGAACGTCACGTTCTCGCCCTTCACTTCCACGAGCACGGCACCGAGTGCGTAGCGGCTGGACTCGTCATCCACGGCGAAAACCACGCCTTTCACCGCACGGCAGAACTGATCGACCGGGAGCCGTGTCACCGGCTTCGCATCGACCACGTCCCACGCCGGATACTCGCTGGCGTCTTCCGTCGGCAGCGTCCACTCGCCACGCCCAGCCTTGAGCACGCAGGACGTATCGTCGGGCGTGATCGTGATTTCGTCGCCGGAAAAACTTCCGAGGATGGCAGAAAAACGATCCTTCGGCAGCAGAAAATTGACGCCCGGGGGCGTGTTTTCGAGCGTCACGTCGATCCTGATGTCGCCGTCACCGCCCGTGAGCACCGAACCGGACAGCAGGACGCTGTGGTAGATCGGTCTAGGAGACCTGTTGGTCACCGCCTGGCCTACGGCTGCGAGAGCCGCCTTGAGTTCCGGTGCTGACAGGCTGATGCCACCAGCCTTCGTCTTTCGTCGTTCCTTCGTTGCTGTCATGTCTCGTGTCCTTTCTGAGACTCGTGCCAACCAAAATGCCAACCGTGAACGTCACGGCGTGCAAAATCGAACCAATGCAGACCAAGGCGATGTCGTTCATGCTGTCATCCTCGCTTCCGCTTCAAGGATCGCCCGCCCGATGATTTCGACGACCTGCGGGACGACGGCGTTTCCGAGGCATCTAAGGCGGTCCACCCGAGAGGGAATCCCATGAGCCACTCGACCCACGTCGGGTTCACTTGCCCAGTGATTGGATGTTGCGTTGGGTATCCCTCTGAAAGCGCAATGGCCCCCGGCAGTGCGGGCCAGTGATTCCCTTGCAGCTTGCCGTGGTATCCGCGACCAACGCTGTCGCCCGCCGTCGGATTGGGCCACAATCCAGACCCGATCCCGCCCTTCCGCTTGAATCGGGGCACCAGCGTGGGCAGCCGGTATGCAGTGCCACTCCGCGTCATACCCGAGCGTGGAAAGATCTCCGAGAACGGCTCCCATTCCTCGAGCAAGGATCGCTGCGACGTTCTCCACAATGACGTAGCGTGGTCGTAGCTCGCCAATAATCCGAGCGTATTCTGCCCACAGTCCACTCCGCTCTCCTTGCAATCCTCGCTTAGTTCCAGCCGAGCTGATGTCTTGGCATGGGAAGCCGCCGCAGATGAGATCGACGCTGTAGTCGCCTTGCGGCGGGAACGTTCGCACGTCGTCGTGCTTTGGCACGTCGGGCCAGTGCTTGTTGAGGACTGCTCTTGCATAAGGTTCAATCTCCACTTGCCACTTGCACGTCATTCCGGCCCGCTCAAGACCGAGCGAAAAGCCACCGATCCCTGCGAACAGTTCGCCAAACGTCACAGCCCCACCTCCGTTCGCTCGATGACGCTGGCAAGCCTGATGCACCTGTCCAGCGTGACTTCCAGCGTCTTCGCTGCCGTCTCCAGCAGAATCCGGTCGTCGTCGCTCACGTCGTCGTCCCACGCACGATCCATGAGCGACTGCACGACGTCGGACGGTGGCGGAAGGTGGATGTAGTTCATGCGTCACCGCCGATCAGCGCCATGCCAAGCGGCGTGAGTTGCAGCGTGCGAGCCTGCCCAGGCTCGCGTGTAACAACGCCTTTGCGTTGCATCGCCGCCAAGTGCGTGGACATGGCAGCACCAGGGCTTCGCCATCCGTAGTGGCAACCGACCTGCCTATAGGTGGGCGGGTAGCCGTGTGTGTCGATGAAACCGGCAATCCATTGCAGGATGTCCAGTTGCCTTGCCGTCAATGTTGGGGCGTCAATCGTCGTTGTCATGCTGCACCTCCGAATCCGAATGGCGTCACATCGCCGTTGTCGTCCACTCGTCCGAACTTCGGCTCCTCGCCTAGCAAACGCTTCTTTGCATAAAGGATGACCCGCAGTGCTGTGCGGCTGTGCATCTTTGGCAACTTGTCAAGCACACGGTCATGGATGTCTTGGAAGTCAGCGGGTGCAGCCGCCTCGATGTACGCGATGAAGTCATCAGCCAGGCGGCTGTTCTCGTCCTCGTTGACGTTGACGCCGACGCGAGGCTCTGGTGCCTTGCTGTGCGTCTTCGCCTGCCGCTTGGCGTGCGAAAGCTCACGGTAGGCGTCGAGCATCCACTTCAGCTGCGGCCATTGCGTGTCTCGGCTTCGCTTCACGTTCCGTATGGCGTCGTAGAGCACGTCTTGGTCGAGCGACCCAAGGTCGTCGCCCCAGAGCCGTTTCTCCTCATCCGTGAACGAGCACGTCGGCCAGAGTTGGTTGATGCTCGTTTTGTTCTGGTCCCAAGTTCTCACAGGTTCCCTCCCGTTGGTTGCCGTACCTTCCGCCTCACGTCCTGCTTGGCGTGGTCGAACTCGCCAGCCAAAATCCGATCCACGTACTCGAAGAATCGGGTGAGCGCCAGCGGGTCGCCGAACCACTGGCAGTTCGGCAGGCGGGAAAGCGCCTCGTGTGCCCTGTGGAGCCACCCTGGAGACGCTGCGTGGTCTACCCACGACGATGGTGCCGTGAGGTGAGTCCACGGCGTCGCCCGTTCTGTGGCGTTCCAGACGCTCACAAAGCGGTCCCACTCGTCTGCCGCCCATCCCGGCTTTGAGAAACCGGAGCACTCGCCGCCTGTGTAGTGTGTTTCTTTTTCGTTTTGGGGGTGGACAGGAGATGGGGATGGAGATGGAGATGGATGCTTCACTTTTGCTTGGTCGTTTGCTTCACCGTTTGCTTGAGTTTTGCTTGAGTTTTGCTTCACCGTTTGCTTGAGTTTTGCTTGAGTTCTGCTTCCACCGACCCTGCCGGCATCCTCCCGTTTTGCCTTGATTTCTGCGGCTTTCGCCCTGTGTTCCTCCATTCTGAGGTTCCGCCGGTGGCCGTCGTCGCAAACAGGGAACTTTGTCTCCAGCAGCGCCCAGCACTTGCCGACGCCAGGGGAGACGAACTCCAGCCGCTCGATCTCTGTGGGCAGGCTCCCGCTGTCCCACTGGATCACCAACAGGCGTATGTAGTGGCCGACTTCCTCGGCCTTCCACATGGCGGTCGAGGCGTAGAAGTCACGCCCGAAAAACGGGATGTAGTGGTCAATTTGCGTCCGTGCCATTGCTCATCTCCTGCTCCCGTAGCGACGCTTGAGACGCCGCACGATGACTGACTCTGTAATTTGTGGTTCTTGCGTAGAAACAGTGTCTGCTGGTGGCTTCTGCTCAAAAGCCACAAGCCTCCAGAACTCGTCCCAGCCATCGCGAGGACTCTTGGCCGTCAGCGAAAAAGTTTCAAACTGCTGCGCAAGCCATAACTCGCGTGAGTCCATAGCCTCGTCAAATACGACAACCACTGCCTTGCCAAGCCCCCTGGCGTATCCGATCTCCAGTAACGTGCCGTAGCAGTCGTGGCTATCTATCCATGCGAACAACAAGTCTGACTCACGTATTGCCTTCGCTACCGCGTTGGCTATTTGCTTCTTGTCAGATTCTTCTTTCCACGGTTGACCATCTGCCGAGTAGCCGTGCGGATAGCCAGAGTCATGCGAATGCCCGTGGCAATAAGGATCTCGCCACCATGGACCCGTGTAATTAAGAGATATGGATTCCAAGACGGTGCAGGCATGTGGGACTACGGCCCACGTGCCGTCCTCTTCGTAGTCCATGTAAGCCTGTCCGTAAGAGGATGAGTGATTTTCAAACGACCACTCATCAACAATCGTTTCGCGCCAAGCTGTGCAGGTAATTTTCCCAGCCAGGTAGAACGACTTCACTCGCGTGTTACACCAAGGCAATACAGCAGGCCGATCAAGTGCAGGATCGCGCTCAGACTTGGCATGAATGAACTCGTGGCACTGCTTACAGCAAGCCTGTAAGTCCTCTAGGCTCTCGTTGTATTTCCGCTTGTAGGTCAGGTGATGTACGTGATCCATCGGATTGACTGTGCATCTCTCGCAGACGCCTCGGCTGCGATGCCTTACGGCTTCCTTGAGCACAGACCACTCGCGGCTGCACAAGTAGGCTGCGTACTTCTCTTTCCCTTCTGCCATGTCTTTCCAACGCATCACGCGCACCTCCATTCCCTCTCGCCCCGTCCACTCGCACTCGCCACCAGGCGTCCCGTCTCAACGATCCTCCCAGCCTTGGCAAGCTCACCGAGTCGTTTGTTGACCTGATGCCCGCTCAAGCCGCACCGTGCCGCGATGCCTGACGCACCCGCCGGCCCGTGCGAGAGCGCGTCGAGGATCGCCTGGTGGTGCTCGCCTGCGAACGTCTTGACGCTGGCGGCTGCGGCCTTGCTCGTCACCGGATCGGTGCGGCGGAATAGCGGCAGCGTGCTGATGTCGTCGGTGTAGTAGTCGCTCATGCCACTGCCTCCTGCTCAATATCAAAGCCAGACACAGCGTCTCGTGCGGCCCACTCAGAGCAGCGAAACCACTCTCCGTGAATAGCACACGACTGCAAACATGCGTGGCAATGCGACTCACATGACCGCGCTGCCGACTCACTTGAAAAAAGGCGGATGTAGACAATGGAAAGCATCGAAGCGTTGCCTGTCTGAAGCTGGCTCAGACGGTGGGCGGCATCCTGTGCAATGCCAATCTTGAAGTTTCCATGCCCGTCGCTGACGACGTAGACAGACCACGGAATGCCGCCGGAGCAGATCGCATCAGCAACGGCAATCTGCTCTTGAGAAAGGCACCCACCGTGAACCCGGCCAAGGTGGTGTGTCGTTCCGTCAACTCGCACCCTCGCGTATTTCCTGCCGCCATGATCAGTGACTCTGACCGATGGCAGTTCGTTCTTTCGTCTGCGTCCCATCACGCTTCCTTTCGTGTATTTGCCCGGATACGCCGGGCGCGGCTGCGTCACTTGTGGAGTCAAGCCGCAGCTGCGGCAGTTACTCGCCACCCATCCGCTGGGCGACCAATGGTGCTGGGCATGAAAAAGCACCTACGGCAATGGCGTGCCGGTCTGTGTGTCCTTGGTCTAGTCGCCGGTCCACACCGGCCCGATGCGTCCAGAACGGTCGTACTCCTGCTGGCAAACTCGCTGGTGAGACTCCAGGAGTTTTTCCAGCCAAGCGACGAAGTGCTGCCCCGTAAGGTGCTCGTGCCCCTTTCCCGGTGGCTCAACAGCTGCGGCAATCCGCTCAGCGTTGTGCGTAAGCCATCTCCGCGCCAACCAGACGTGCCCCGGATCTGCGAGCGTCATGCCGTCACCGTCTCTTTCTTCGCCGCCTGTGCACGCAGGCTGTCAGCCTGGGCGAGCAGCCGGTGCCCGAGAGCCTCGATCCGCTGTGCAGCTTCGAGCACGGCGTCGCCGAACTCAGAGTGCCAGCCCTTGGCAGGCACAAAGACGCCGCCGGACAGCCGTACCATCGGGTCGCCGCCGATCGTGTGCGGCTCGCCATGCTGCACGAAGTAGCCGACGCCTTCCTTCGTGAAGTGATGGTCGCCGACGCTCGACTTGTAGAGCTTGGTCATGCCGCACCTCCGATCACGCTGGCGATCAACGCCACGAGCCAGGCGAACGGGATGTCGTCGGCACCAGCCGCCGACTTGAAAGCGGCGTGCGCCTTCTGCGGGAGCGTCTGGCGTTTGGGTGCCGCAGGCTGGGTGGCAAGCGGCACATACCGCTTGACCACCGCAGAGACGTTGCCGCTCTTGGCGGTGTAGTGCACCACCTCGACCGTGACTTCTCTGCCTTCGATCTCGGACGGCACGACCCGCAGCGTGTTGCCTTCCGGCTCGATGCCGAGAGCCTCTGCCAACTGCTTGGCAAGGTAGGGCATGTGCTTTGGCAGGTCGTGAAAGATGAACTTGTGTTCGCCAACCACCAGCCGCAGCTTCAGGCAGATACCGTCAGGGTTGCTCGTCTCGTTGA